ACATAATATTCCATTAAAGTACCGTTGCAACTCCGCTAACTTTCCGTTTGATTTCCGTTTTTCTTGATATATACATGCAAATTAGGGCAATCTGGTTGTACTTCTAATCTATCAGCAAATTCATTCAATGCATTAATCTTTAATTCTGCATATCGAGTTTTCTCATAATTCAACCTTTGCATTATCTGCCAATCATACATATCATCTAGATATTTAGCAGTTAGTATTTGTTTATGAATTAAACGACAGTTATTTAAAGCTTTGCTAACTCCGACTAGAATGTTTTTTGCTATGTATGATTTAGATTCAAAATGATTTACCAAAATCTCTTCACTACCATTTTTAAAACTAGGTGATTTAGGCATATCATCAATCACTGGCGAACGTAAAAATGACGGTACTTCGTTTGCCATTCGTAATAATTTATCTAAATCTTTGTTAAAAAAATTCCTAACATTTCTAGCCGTTTGGACTTCGTCGACTGGCTCAAAAAGTTCCATATAGTCCATTTCTACACGCTCCCTATGATATAATATATTCATGTTAGATTGGCACGTTCCTTAGTTTAGGGAGCGTGCTTTTTTATTGTCCAACGAATAACATTAAAAACGTCATAGTTCCAATGACTACTCCTACAACACTGATAATATCTTTTACATCTCTGTACTCATCTTTATCAGCAAAAATAAACAATGTATAACTCAAGATAATATAAAATATGCTTATAAGTATTATTCCTGCTGCAATTCCTTTATTTAATGTCATCTTCATACCTCCTAAAAATTATCATCATGAATGTTTGCTATCACAGACACTTTAACTTGTGTTTCTGCTGCATTGTAGTCTTTAGCTCGCACAATCATGTTTTTAACGACACTATCAACAATGTATTCAACTAAATACAATTTCATCTATTTAGCCTCCTTTTCAATGATTTCTTTTAGCATATCTTTTCTGCCATCACTATAGCCACGACCGTATTCCTCGTGTTCATCTGGATAAGAACCATCTTTCCAATCAGTAACTAAATCTGGAAGATTAGTACCTAAGAATTTGGCTATCTCTTCTAATTTCTGAATAGATGTGTTTGCATCCGAATTGTAAATAATTTTCTGATGTCCAACTTCTTTATACAGTGATTCCTTAGTCAATTTCTCTCTGTTCAAAATATAATTAATATTTTCATGGATCACTTGTGTTATAGGTCTTGATTTGTACATAAACTAAAACTCCTTTCAAAAATTATTATTTATCTTCTGCATATCCAATAACACTATCATTTATTAATTGGAAATAAGCGATCCTTTGTTTATTTATCCTTTTATCAAAATAACGAATTTTGCAATATGGATAACCATTTTCATCTTTTAGATATTCTTTTTTCAAAAGGTTAGTAAAATTTAATGTCTTTCCATTTGCCAAAAATATTGTAAAGTTTTTTCTCTTTCTATCTTTTTTTCTGCTCATTTTGCTCTCTCCTTTAAATTTTTAATCTAATAAAGCGTTAAATTTTGCCAATTCGCATGCTTTTTTTAACATACCTGAGTTAATTTAAGCTTGAGATCTAACTGGTTAAATTCAAATACTAAATTACTAAATTCATCTTTAAATTCATTAAACTCTCTGAACTTAAATTGATTCGACAATCTATTTTCTAAATCATCTTCGATTGCATTTAGCATTACTGTTAATACATCCATTTTGCATGACCATTCTGCTAACTTAGCTTGCTTTTGCTCTTTTGTTAATTCTCCAAACAAATCATCAATATTTCCATTCATTTTGTTTCCTCCCTTGAATTTGACTAACAGCTTCATCTTGATAAGACAAGATGTCTACTAGAAATTTAACAACTAAAGGATGTGGATACCTATTTTCAAGTACACCTAGTGTCTCAATACACCATTTCCAATACTGCGAACTACCCAATCCTAACTTCTGCATCATCATATTTGATGCTTCCATCCACTTCTGTAAATCCTTAAAAAAATCATCCCAGTTCATCATCCACCACCTCAATCTGAATAAAAATTCCTGGAATATCTGACCAAAACTTTTCAACAATCAGACTCACAATGAATCTGTCATCTTCCCAAAAGCCTAAACTGGTCATGCAATCCTGTAGCAACTTCACACTATTATCTAAATCTGGTTTTGTATCTTTGAAAGTTCCATCTGGATATTTTCCGTTTGAATCAAAACACCATTTAATCATTAATCTGATTTTCCCAGTAATTTTTTCATCTGGAGTATATCTAGCAAGGTTAGCCATAAATTTCTGTCTAGCTAACTTTAAGTCATTAGGTTCGTAAAAAATGGGTTTACCATGAACAACGTGAACCTTTTTTTGTTGATGTGTCGTTCTAGGTATTTTTTTCATTGGAACAAAAAATCTATACATTATTACACCTCAAATATTTTACTTATATTCTTTCTGTCACAGCTATTTTCCGGTCACTGGTTGTGCTTTGTCACTGCTACTCCCCAAAGGGAGCAGTGACAACACACAGTGACACCAGAAATGACAAGGGTTTTGAAGTTGTCATTCACTGTCATTTCTATTTAGAAGTGAACGAATGTGTCACTGTTCATATCTAAATAGCTGTGAACATTCTAAATATAAATTTTATTTATCATCATCATTAGTTTTATATAAATATCCACCAACTGTTTTAAATTTCATACTTCTTTTAATTCTGTTATACAAAGCTGTCTTTTTAATATCTAAATAATTAGCAACTTCCATAAGCTCAACTGGTCCACCGTCTACACTCAAAACATTAAAGGCTTCTTCTAACTCTTGCTGAGTTTTTTCACTTCGATTTTGATTAGACTTCTGAACGCCTTTTTTCCATTTTTCTTTTGGACTATCATCTTCAAGCTTTATATCTTGCAAGGTTTCATCCAGAACATGAATCGGATATCTAAACCAGGCATTAACTGGTTTGAATTTAGGAAACTCACGTAATGTTCCTTCTAATCTCCATGCAGTAGCTTGTCTAACTGACTGAATAGCTTTTTGTTTTTGCTCGTCAATGTACTTCAATATTTTTTGTGAATTAGGTAATGTGTTAATTGCACTCATTAGGTGATGTTCCATTTGCTTTTTGCTGAACCTGTCATCTAAACCAACTCTGTCATAACTAGGAACATAATGTTTAATTGCTTGGTTGTACAATTCACAGATAACTTCATTTTCTTTGTAGATGTACCTATCTTCAGTGACTGGCAACTCAATTAAGTCCAAGATTGCATCTGGATCTCTAGCAAATACCCCTGAACCAGATGAACGGTCCATTGAGTTTTTGCCACCTTGAGCACCTTTAGAATGATGATGAGCATAGATAACAGAACAATTTAATTCAGTTGCAATCCTGTCAAACTGATTAACAAAAATTGACATATCATGAGCGTTGTTTTCATCTCCAGTTAATACTTTGTAAATTGGATCAATGATAACCGCTGTATAATTTTGCTTGGCAGCTCTACGAATTAACTTAGGTGTTAGCTTATCCATTGGACTTGTTTTACCACGCAAATTCCAAACATCTATGTTCTTAACATTTTGATGGCCACGTCCAAGCTGATTGTAGATATCTACAAACCTTTTGCTTGCTGACCTATCATCAAGCTCCAAGTTCACATATAGTACTCTACCTGGATGATTGATTGGAAAACCAAACCATGACCAACCTTCTGCAATGCTGATAGCTAACTCAATTAAGGCAAATGACTTACCAGCTTTAGATGGACCAGCAATTAACATCTTATGGCCTTGTCTTAAAACTCCACCTATCAACTCTGGAGCTAGTTCGATTGGTTTATCAAACAAACCAGCCATATTTTCCATTTCTGGCAAATTGTCGTTTAGATCCTCAATGTATTCTTTCCATTCATCCCAATTAGCTTGGCCAATATTTTTATCAACGATATACTGTTTCTTTCCATTTCTTTCAAAACCTGGCAAGCGTGTTAATCTAGATGGATTCTTATTTTGTCTATCAATTTTTAGTCCGTTTTTTTCAACGATTTTATAGAGATAATCCACACGTTCTTGATATTGTGGATAATTTTGAGCATCAACCTTAACAATCGCATGTAGACTTTTACCACCAGAATGAACCAACACTGCGATTGGCAATTCTAATTTTTTCAGGACTTCGTATTGTTGTTCAATCGACATACTGTCGCTTTCAACTAATGAATAACGATAATCAACAACATTCTCATTAGTTATCCCTTTACCGTCTAAAGGATTGAATCTGATCCAAGCTCCCATTTCAACGTTAGGATCTCCCAGCACCATTCCAACATCACCGTTACTTTTACGTAACTCATCTATAATTTGACCTGCAGTTTTTGTGTAGACACCCCTGTTAGGTAACCATTTCTCATGATCTCCTTGCTCGTGTTTATAGCCATCATTTACGTATGATATGATGTCGTCTGCACTAAATAAGGTCTCAATATAATCTGTGATTTGTTTGACTGGATTCCATGTTTTAGGTGGTAAGACTTTTTCTCCGTCAATATAATCCTTGTTGATTAACTGATAACCCTTATCGATTGAGGCAACAAAACTATCTCCCCAATCAAAGCTATCATTGCTATCAGCTGAGTATGGTTTCCAACCGTTATCCTTAGCCAACTGTGTGATAGTTGCTCCTGTAACTGGTTTAGTGGATCCATCAAAGGTATTCCACTTTCTTTCAGTTTCACCGTCGTGATATCTAGTACTATCTCGTTGTGACCAATTATCCCAGTCACTGACACTGTAGCCTTCATATTTTAGTGCCATACCTACATTGACCCATTCTTGATAGTTCAACATTGATGGATCAATATAATCTAGTAATTCCAATAGATTTAATTTGTGTTCTTCCAATTTTTAAATTCTCCTTTCCTAGAGATAACACTGCAAGCCAGAATCGAACTGGAATTGCTACCTTTTAGCCTTGCAGTACAGCAGTTTTATCTGCTAAGCAGGTTTATATTCTGCCGGTTTAATCTCACGCGGTATTCTCCAACCATTTGCTGCTATTCGATTAATCAATTTAGCAGCTGCTTCAAATTGCCAAGTTCCTACATGTTGGAAACCACGATTTTCTAAAAATCTAATTTGTTTAGGTGTTGATAAACCTGCATCTCTACGTTTTATCAACCTACTGATTAACATTTCAGCCTTGCCAGCATTTTCAATTTCATCTGGGAATATTCCCCATTTCTCCAATGCTTTTACTTGTTTATCAGTTGGTGGTGACATTTGCCAGCCAAAACTTGGGACATAATCCGTTAAGTCAGATGCTTGGATAGACATCTCAAATTGCAGTGGGTCAACTAACTTACGCTTACGTCTCTTCATTTCAGATAACTGTTTGGCCAAAGATTCTTCTCGCTCTAAAGCAATATCTTCTTTGGCTTGTTGTTCTGCTTGTTCTAGATCAATTGGAGTTCCTAACTCTTCAATATTTTCTGTCATCTTTTTGGCCACTGCCTCATCAGTAGCTATTAAATTAGCTGGATGACATAACTCATGACGTTCTGTGTGCCACAAGAAATCTAGCAACAACAATTCTTTCTTGCCAGGTGCTAATCGTGTTCCACGACCAACCATTTGAGAATATAAGGCTCTAACTTTAGTTGGTCTTAGCACGATTACACAATCAACACTGGGACAATCCCAACCTTCAGTTAGCAACATTGAATTACATAAAACGTTGTACTTACCTTCTTCGTAATCTTTTAAAACTTGTTCTCTGTCTGTAGATTCTCCATTAACTTCAGCAGCTTTAAATCCATGTTGATTCAATATATCTCTAAACTTTTGTGATGTTTTAACTAACGGTAGAAATACAACTGTTTTTCTGTTAAAACATTGTTTCTTCATCTCTTCAGCAATTTGTTCAAGATAAGGATCTAACGCTGTTCCTAAATCCTTTGTAGAGAAATCTCCTGCTTGTTGTTTAACATTTGATAGATCCAGTTTTAACGGAATAGTTAAAGCTTTAATTGGACTGAGATATCCAGACTTGATAGCTTCTGGCAAACTATACTCATAAGCTAGGCTTTCAAAGTATGAGCCTAGATTTCTCATATCCCCACGATCTGGTGTAGCTGTTACACCTAAAACATTTGCATCTTCAAAATGTTTCAGTACACGTTGATAGCCATCTGAAATTGCATGATGTGCTTCATCAATGATAATAGTGTCAAAATATTCTGGTGGGAATTGGTTCAATCGTTTCTCACGTTGTAGTGTTTGAACTGACCCAACAACTACTCGATACAAACTACCTAAGCTAGTTTGTTCAGCTTTTTCAGTGGCTGTTTTTAGCCCAGTTGATTTATAGAGTTTATCTGATGCTTGTTCTAGTAATTCTCCTCTATGAGCTATTACTAAAATACGCTCACCTTTCTTAACTCGATCTTCAATAATTTTGCTGAAAACAATGGTTTTACCAGTTCCTGTTGGTAAAACTAGCAAGGTTCGTTTCTTGCCTTCTTTCCACTCTTCTTGGACTTTCTGTCTAGCGGTCTCTTGGTATGGTCTTAATTCCATCAAATCACCCCTATGCTAGAATTGTGATTTTTTCGTTCTTAATCTCATCTGATAATTGCTCTCCTAAATACTTCTTAATATTTAGAATTGCTTGATTTCTCCAAGCTCCACCATCAGCCTCAAAAATTGCTCCTTTTGGTCCGTCTTGCATTCTGAAAATAAATTTACTTTCAGGCTGTTCCACTTCAATAAATGTTCGATATGGAGCTAAAGTTACTGGATTAGGAACTTTTACATCTGCTGCTGATGCAACTCCTGTTTTGATAGTTACAGCTTGACTTACACCATCATCACCAGTCACTTTTACGTTGCCTTCTTTGAGATTTCCAACGACTTTCAATAGAATTTCACGATCAGAATTTTTAACAAAGATTGATTGCAAAGCAACATTAAAATCTTCTGCATCATAGAATCTGTTAAACCTAAAATCTGGTAAAATAGCTTCAGCAATTGCTAGTTCTTCACGTCTGCCATCAAGCTTTAATGTGCTAACTAAACGTACAGATTTGTGACTAGCTATGTGTAGATATAACTTTTCGTCTGCTCTATCCAAATTAGATTTAATGTAGTCTACTAAGCCTGATAGCGTATTGATTCTTAATACACTTTCAGCTAGATGTAATCTAGGTGCTATATATTGTGGATTACCATTTTCATCAATAACATAAGATTGATTATTGATACTTACTACTCGTTCTTTAGGATTAATTCCTTGTTCTGCTAAATATTTCAATGCTTCTTTTGTTAAGTCCATGTTGTTAACCTCTCTTTTCTTGTAAATCAATTACTTTACTCTTTTTTCTAGTCTCTTTTTCGATAACATCAACTGGTTCTCCAGTATCTGTTCTGAGGTCTCCCTTTTCGTCAATGTATGTTTGGCCAGGGACACCAGATTGTAATTCACGAGCTTCAATCTTATTAGTTGTTAAGTCCTTACCGGTTAAGATTGTTGTGGTTACTGGGTCTGTTGGTGCTAACTTAGATGTAGCAGTAACATTAGTTTTAACTACTTGTCTAACGTCATCAGGCACTAAGTCAATTTTTAAAGTAATTGTTCTTTTAGCTGTTGCATTAACATTAGGATCTTGAATATTTTCAAAAACCTTTTCGAATTCTCTATCTAGTTTTTCTTGCACTGCTCCTTGAGCTAGTTGCAAGATATTAATATCAATGTTCTTCATTCGATCTGCCTCCTAAAATGCACCTGGTTGGAATCCTGTTTGTTGTGTTGGTTGTTGATTTTGAACTGGTGTTGATTGTGTTTGTTGTACGTTTTCTGGTTTCAAGAATTTCTTTACACGATTATTTTGACGATCTTGGCCATCTTTATTCTTATAGCTATTAACAGCCAATTTAGCCTTACCTGTGCTACCTAAAACTGTGTTCCAGTTTGGATTAAAAGCTTGTCCATTGACTGGATTTTGACCAATTGAGCCAAAGAATTCTGTTAGTTTCCAACTCAATCTCTTTAATAGATATAAGCGTTCAGTAACTGTTGTTTTGCCTTCATTGCCAGTAAATTCAAGACTTAATTCTGCGTAAGGTGTGCCATTTGGAATCTTGTCACTATTTCCGTCATAATTTTTACGTTCAAAACCTGTTACTGTAAATTGATATTGACCTTCTGGCAATACCACAAATTCATTTTCTTGTGCGACAAAGCTGTCTCCCCAGTTTAAAAATTCGTTTTCGTTGTTCATTGATAATTCCTCCATTATTTTCTAATTTGTGTTTCTAGCATATTTAGGACTTTGTCCCAATTACTTGCTAGATGTCCCCATAGTTCTTCTGGAACATTTTCTAAAGGTGTGCCTTGTGGCATAAATCCACCAACATAGATTACTTGCATGATTTCATCAGTTGTAACGTGATTTACCGTCATTAGATCAGCTAAGCTTTGTGGAATTGCATTAGGTATTTCTTCATCAAATTCAGGTGCTGCTTGTGCCTCAACTGGTTCTGGTTCAGTTTCTATGACTGGTGGTTCTTCAGGCAATGGCATTTGTTGTTGTGTTTGTGTTTTTTGTGTAGATTCAGATTTGATTTGTGTGGTACCCATTCCTGTTTTTGCTTCAAATAGTTCTCTGATTGCTTCAAAGTCTATTGGCAATTCATCAGCTAAGCCTAATCGATTTTTAGCGTCCCAAGCTGGCTTGTGTGTTGTGTACATCACACGTTGGCCACCAGTTGCTTTCTTACTATTAGACTTGCTATCACTGATGATTGTCGTTTTATAATTAAAGAATAGAATCATGTCAGCCCATTCTTTAGCCAAGCCAGCATCTCTTTTTTCTAGCTTTAAAGTGTACTTATCGTATTGTCCCATTTCATCAGGTAACTCATGCTTTTTAGTTTCAGCATGAGCAGTTAGAACAACATTGATTCCTACGTCTTTAATCTCAGTTAATTTGTTTAATAGCTTCCCAATTTCATCAGACAAAGCCACATATCTAGATCCATAATTTGTTGAGTCGATAGCAGCCCATTTGTTTTTATCCATTAAATATTTCTTGGCCAAGCGTTCTGCCCAGTCTAAAGTATCAATGATTAGTGTTTTTCCACGAGGATCAGACTTAATGTCTTCTAATTCATCTAATAGCATTGTCCAAGATGTTGGATTTGGTAATTTTCTAGCGTTGATAAAACCTGTCGAACCTTCTGTGTCAATGAAGATAGGATCTGGAAATTTGCTAGCAAAAGTTGTTTTACCAATTCCTTCAACTCCATAAATCAAAACTTTCATTGGCTCGATTTTCATTGTTTGTTGCACTTCGTACTTACTCATTTTTAAAATGCTCCTTTCCCAGTCCAAGTATTTTTAATTTCTGGCTCTTTAACTACTGTATTATTTTTAGTAGCATAGCCATCTTCAATGATGATTGAGCATTCATCACCAGTTGAAACTCTAGTTGCAATTCCTTGCAATTGTTCTTGTTCCAGCCATTGATTAAACTCTTCTAAAGTTTTCATATCCATTTGTTCTAGCCTGTCCAATAGGATAAAACCACAATCAGGCTTTAGCTTACGTACAATAGCAGTTGATACTTTTAATTGATCTGAGCCAGACATGTTGTCCCACTTTTGACCTTTGTAAATTAACTCACCATTATCAACAGACAATTCTGGTAATGGTAAATCAGCACTGTTTAATAAGTCAGCTTTCTCTTTTCTAACAGCTTCAATATCTCTAGTTAGTTCTTGATACTTATCTATATATTGGTTAGCATCTTCTTCTGCCTTATCTTTATCTAAATTGGCTCTAACTTTGCGATTTGTCTCATCAATTTCTGCTAGATTTCTCTCTAGCTCTTCTGTTGATTCGTCCTTGAGTTCTAAGACTGACTTCTTGGCCACATTTACATCTTCAGTTAATTCAGCCAATTTAGCTTGTTCCTTTTCTAACTCTTCCATCAACTGAGATACTTTTCGAGCTTGGAAAGTATGTTGTTCTTCCAAACTTTTTAAATTATCTCTTTTACGTTGATTCTCACCGTTTCGAGCTAGGATATCTTGTTGCTGTTTGACTAATTCGTTAACTGGAACTAATTCGTGTGGAGCATCTGGATAGTATTTTTGTTCTTCAGCAAACTTTTTCTTTTGGTCAGCAATCTGGCCAATAGTTCTGCGTTCGTTGTACAACTCACCTTCTTTCATCTCTAACTCTTGGAGTTTAGGACCTACACCAATAATTTGTAACAAAGTGTTAGCTTTTTCCTTTGATGTAGATTCCATAAACTTAGGTAGATTGATAGCTAACTCTTCCACAAAGTCATTGAGCAATTGTTGGCCACCTTTTTTACCGTTAGGATCAATAACTTTTAGAGTTGAATTCTTGCCACTACGTTCTACAATCAAGCCATTATTCATAACTACATGTAGATGTGGTGGTGTTACTGATCCTTGTCTTTGAGCTTGTGATGGTTTGTATTTGTTACCACCTAAAGCCCAAGCAATTGCATCTAGGATCGATGTTTTACCTTGGTTATTGTTCCCACCAATGACTGTTAAGCCATTTGGTGTGAATTCAGCTTTTACAGCTTTAACACGCTTGACGTTTTCGATTTCTAACTTATTAATCTTCATTGCCATTGTGTTTCCCTCCTAATTCTCTATACTTATCAAGTAGCCACTTAGCATTTTCTTTATCGTATGAGCTTTCAATTTCTGCTGTGGTTTCTAAAAACACTAATAAATGTTGCTTGTTTTCAGTATTTGCAATAATTTTATTAACACCACGTCTAAATCTAATTCTGCGACTTAACAATTTGACATCTGATGTGCTATAATTAGTACATAGATTTGATTTGCGTGGTACGTCTTTAACGGATGTACCTTTTTTTATTGTCTCCATTCTGTTTCCTCCTAATCAAAGAATTCACCTTTTTTAATTTCTATAACAATTCCGTGCAGTGCATATCCAGCAAGTACGGATAGCCCAATCAATGTAAAATAGGCTGTAGTTGTTAATTCAATCATCTTAATCATTCTTTCTTTTCAAATATCTATACAAATCAACGCTCCCTGCGTATGCTATGCACGCTAGGATCCCATAAATACACCACATTTCATTTACCCCCAGTAAAAATATCCTTTAACCAACTAACCAAAACAAAAATTATTACGTAAGCTATACACGCTACAATCACCGCTAGTACTGGTTCCATTAGGTCACTTCCAATCCTAAATTTCAAAGTTCTCTTTCAAAAACTTTCTAACTTCTTCACGGTCATATCTGATTGAGCCAGTTGACCATATTTGCTTTTTAAGTCCCATGGCAACCCAAGAATTTAATCTTGATTGACCAATTCCCAAAGCTTGTTTTAATTGTTCTTGTGTCGGATACGGTGGCAAATCATAAGTCTTATTTACCAGTTCCATACGTTTTTCAATTGCTTGTAACACTTGAACTGATATTTGTTTAGATATTTTTTCTGCATCAAATTCAACTGGAATCATTGCTTCCATATCGCTCACCTACCTTATTTTTAAGTCAGAAATAATTTTCAAGATAATTTGATTAGCTTTTGGATTCTTCTTACGTCCAGATAAATAATCTGACATATCCTGCTTATTTACTCCATACATGACGGATAGAGAACTGATAGAAATATCATTATCAGTTAGATATTTAATAATCTTCTCTCTACCGCTTAATGTTTCTGGCATTATGGATCACTCCTTTCTATATTCAAATAATTCTCCCGGTGTAATATCTAGTGCTGAACACAACTTATCAATTGTATCTAGCTTAATCATTGTCGTTTTATCGTAATACAACTGAGTTAGCGTACTTCTTGAAATTCCTGTCCACTTATAAAGTGTTGCTATTTTGATTCTTTTTTACCCATTATTGTTGATAAATTATTGACAATCATTTCCCTACACCTCCTATTTTTTTAAAGTGTGTAAGTAGAATTGATAGAAATTTCGTATAAAAGTATTGACTATTTTTATACGAACATGTAAACTGTAAGCGTAATAAATAAGCATTTAAAGCCTATCTATCACGTTTTTTCTATTGGCTTTTCTTGCTTTTTTTCTATCAAACTAACTTACAAGATAATATTATTACGTTTCGTATAAAAAGTCAACAAATTAATTTACATTTCGTATAAAATTATTATCTTTAGACAAGGAAAGATTGCTATGACAACATTTGAAATAATAAAAAAACTTGCCAAGCAACATGATAAGTCACTCCAACAAGTTGCTAAGGATTTAAACTTCAGTAAAAATCTTTTTTATCGTTGGAAAACAAGTGATCCAAAAGCTAAAGATTTGGCAAAAGTTGCTGATTATTTTGGAGTAACTACTGATTATCTGCTTGGAAGAACAGAAACGCCTCAATTTACTAGCAAAGATGAAAAAGACATCCAGAAAAAATTAACTGAGATGATTGATGGTTTAAGTGATGATAGCTCTTTGGCTTATCTCAATAATGGTGGTACTGAAATAGATGAAGAAGATGCTGAATTGATTAGATCTGCTTTGGAAAGAACACTCATAAGATCTAAATTATTAGCAAAAGAAAAATTTACACCTAAAAAGTACAGAAAGTAAGGTGTTGATCATGCGTTATACAGATTGGACTAGAGAGAAAGTGAATAAGATTATTAAGAATGCAAATTCAAACAATCCGTATAAATTGTGTGATTTCTTGGGAATTCATGTAGATTACGCTGATTTGGGGAAAGATGTCTTAGGACTAAGAACTGTTAATTTTAGGATTCCAACCATTCTATTAAGCACTAGAAATTCTGATCAAGAAAATTACGTAACTCTCACTCATGAATTAGGTCACCACATTTGCAAACATAATACTAATACTGAATATCTAAAACGCCATAATTTAAGTTATAAGTCCTATGGTGTTGAATACGAGGCAAATAGAGTAATGATCGACATTCTTACATATGATACAAATATTGCTGAGTTTCATACTAAAGAAGATTACATTAATTATTATGGAATTCCAGATTGGGCTGCAAAATACATAGACTGGGAGCAGCTAAAAGAAGATGCTGACTTTAATACTTTTAACAGTGTTTTAGATTGAGATATTTGACCAATAATTTGAAGTCACTAAAAGCTAATCTCAAAATATTTTAAGGAGGTCCTTTTTATGAGAAAAGGTATTTATAAAAGTATGTTGCTAGCCACTTTAACAATGGCTGGTTTTACTGCAGTTGTTACCCCACCTAATACAATAGAGGCAAAATCTGTCTTGAAAAAAGTCTTCAAGGTTGGTAAGACTGCAACTTATAAGGGTATATCTCTAAAGGTTAATAGTTTTCAATATGTAGAACCGGGAGAATACGATTCTATTGATGAAGGTAAACATTACATTGTAGCTAATGTAACTATTACCAATAAGAGCAGAGAGAGTTATGATTATAACCCTTACGATTTCAAATTAAATGTTAATGGTAATAATACTGATTTTGACGCTTATCCAGACAATGTAGACAATCTTATACATAGTGGCACCCTTGATAAAGGAGCTTCTGTTACTGGTAACTTAGCTGCTGAAATTAAACAAGGTGCTACTAATCCAAAATTAAAAATGGGTGTAAGTGTTTTTGACGACTCAAAAAATATTACTTTTAGTTTGAAATAATTTATAGGGAGTTTTAGTATGAATAAATTAAAAATTAATACTTGGAATGGAATTTTATCAATTGTTAACTGTTTCTTATTTGCTGCTTCATGGTTCTTTATTATCGGTGCAGCTTTTGATGAATCATTTAACGGAGGCAGTGGCTTAAACTCAACAGCTACATTCTTTTATGCTATGGCATGGATTGGTGTAGTTGTAAGTATCGTTGCATTATATAAATCTAAAAAAGCTTCAATCTCAATAGTAGGTCCGGTTTTGTGTTTAATTGGTAACTTAGCTTTTGGTTTAGCTGCTGCATTTGCCTTTCCTGCAATTGTTCTATTAATAATTGGTACAGTATTTAGTTTCTTACAAAAACCAGCTAACCAAAATAATAATTAATATAATTAATTAAAGCCAGTCATTGTCTAATGATTGGTTTTTACTAGAACTCAAAAAGAACATACATTCTAAGGAGATGAATATAATGGCACAAATCAAAAAATATACCAAAAAAGATGGCTCTAAGGCGTACATGTTTAACTTGTATCTGGGTACTGATCCAGTAACAGGCAAGCAACGCCGCACCACAAGGCGTGGATTTAGAACGATAGCAGAGGCAAAAACTGCCCTATCACGTTTAGAGTTAGAGGTTATAGAAAACGGGCTTCCAACAAGCAAGCGTAAAATCATGACCTTTGATGAGGCCTATAAAATGTGGTTTGAGCAATACAAGACTACTGTAAAGGAAAGTACCGCATACACTCAAAACAATATTATAAACGTTCAAATACTCCCCTATTTCGGATCGTTAAGAGTAGACAAAATAGATACTGCATTTTGTCAAAAACAAGTTAATAGGATTTTTAAAAATTTAAAGAACTATAACAATGTAATCAACATAACACGCCAAATATTAGATTATGCAAAAATAATGAAACAAATTAAAACTAATCCTATGAACGACGTAATTGTTCCTAAAAAACGAAAGACTTTAGACGATACTGATAATCAAGTAAATTTTTACACTAAAGAACAGTTGAAAGTATTCTTAGGGGCTTTAAAGAAACATACTACATATCAAATGTATGTAGTATTTAGAGTGTTAGCTTTCACTGGTATGCGTAAAGGGGAACTTGCTGCATTAAAATGGTCTGACATAGATTTTAACAACGAAACCATTACGATAGATAAGACTGTTGCAATTGATAGTAACGGAGGCTTACATATACAAGCGCCTAAGACACGTAAAAGTATACGTACTATATCAGTTGACGACACCACTTTAAACGCTCTTAGAACGTGGAAAAACGAACTTAGAAAAGAATTGTTTAAGCAAGGTAAAAACATAGACAAAGGCGACGGATTTATCTTTCATAGAAATAACGGAAATTTCATAAACAAATACATTGACCAGTTTCTTCCGTCTTTTTTGAGAAAATATAATCTTCCACAAATTAAGCCTCATGGATTCAGACACACTCATGCATCTTTACTTTTTGAAAGTGGGGCAAGCATTAAAGAGGTTCAAGATAGATTAGGTCATGAAAACATAAAAACAACTATGGATATCTATACTCACGTTACTAAATCAGCTAGAGAGAAAACGGCAGAGAAATTTGCAAAATACATTGATTTTTAGTCAATGCGTATTCAAATACGTATTCAAAATAAAAATAGACACTTAGAAAAGTGTCTATAATTACTTATATATCAATGTTTTTTGATATGTTTGTATTTCTATATGGATTAAATTTTAATTTAATTCCTATTTAAAAGCACTAAAATACCGTTAAACCATCTTATTTGATTTAACGGATTAAGAACTTAGTTATTGTAAGTTATTGACGTTTTTTAATTTTTCCTTTTTTATTTCAAATGATCTATCAGTAATATCATCAATTCTCTTAATATCAGCACCTAAAGAAGCTAATTTTTGATGGAAATGATAATATCCTCTGTCAAGATACTTTAGATTAGTAACTTGAGTAATATTTTTCGCAACTAATCCTGCTAAAACTAACGCAGCTGCAGCTCTTAAATCAGTAGCAGCTACCTCGGCACCATTGAAATCAGTTGGCCCATGAAGAACTACCGAATTCCCTTCTACTTTAAAATCAGCATTCATTCTTCTCAATTCTTCTAAATGCATGAATCTATTTTCAAACACAGTTTCAGTTAAAATACTTGTTCCCTCAGCAGCTAGTTGCAAAATTGAAATTTGTGGTTGCATATCCGTAGGAAAACCCGGATGAGGTAAAGTTTTAACTGTAGTTGGTTTCAATTTTTCAGGTCCTATTATTTGAATGCCTTCATTTTCTTCGATAACTTTTACACCCATTTCCTCTAGTTTAGAAATCAATGGGATATTATGTTCTGCAATTGCTTCTTTAATTAAAACATTTCCTTGGGTTAAAGCACTAGCAACCATAAATGTTCCAGCTTCTATTCTATCTTGAATAATAGCATGTTCAGTTCCGTGTAAACTTTCTACACCTATAATTTTGATTTTTTCAGTACCCGCTCCGTAAACTTTAGCTCCCATCTTATTTAAAACATTAGCCAAATCTACAATTTCTGGCTCTCTTGCAACATTTTCAATAATAGTTGTGCCCTTAGCTAGAGTAGCAGCCATCATAATATTTTGAGTAGCACCAACACTTGGAAAATCTAAATAAATATTTGCTCCCACCAATCTTCCATCGGTATGTGCATCTATGTAACCATTATGTTGCTCAATTTTAGCTCCTAACAATTCTAATCCTTTTAAATGTAAGTCTATTGGACGAGAACCTATAGCACATCCTCCAGGCATTGCTACTCTAGCTTTGCCTAATCGTGCTAATAATGGTCCTAACACAACAATCGATGCTCTCATTTTAGAAACATACTTGAATGGTGCATCATATGATAATTTACCAGTTGCGTCTATTTCAACTGATTTTTCATTTTCATCAAAGCCAACCTTAACGTTTAAAAATCTGATTACATTATTCATAGTATATACATCAGATAGCATTGGAACATTAGTTAGAATCGTTCTTCCTTCGCTGGGCAAGATTGCTGCAGCTAAGATAGGAAGAACTGCATTTTTAGCTCCTTCAATTTCTACTTCTCCTTCTAACTTATTTCCACCACGAACTACAATTTTTTCCATTACAATTCCTCACTCTGCATTACTTAATTAAAAATAGCAAATTGCGAATACTATCGATAAAACTTAAGAAGAATTCACTTGCTAAATACCCGATAGCTACAGAAAAAAGTACAAGTGCTAATCGGAATTTTCCTTGTTTTTCCTTACTAAAAAAATAATCTAGTCTTAATCCCTGAAAACTTATAAAAACGAGTGTTATGAAGAAAAAATGACTAATAATTGTAACTACTGCCATTAATCCTAAATACATATTAATATTATTCCTTTCTAAACTAATCGAACTCATAATAGCATAATTTATAAATTAAGTCATGATTTTTATAAAATTTTAAA